TTAAGATAGTAAAAATTTTTCGGGTACATAGCGTTTAAAATTGTTGATGAGACAGTATTCTTCCAGTTGTTGGTTGGAGTCAACACCTATCTTGTGATATATATTGGTCATATGGGATTCAACTGTATGATAAGAGATATTTAATATTTTTCCAATCTGTTTCCTGGTGTATTTTTGTAAAAAGAAGAAAATAATATCCCATTCACGTTGGGTAAAAGAATCTGTTGGTGGGTGAAATATAATAGAAGTGGGCAGCTCGTTATAATATTGATGTAAGTTAATTAATGAAAAGTCTTTGGCTTTCCATCCATGAAAAAATATGCCTATACATTCCTTTGCATCGTTATATAGTGGTAATTTTTCTTGGAAGTAAGACGATAAGATTTTTTCTTTTCCATATGTATATGTTTCAAGTGAACAGATTCTTTTCCCTTTTGTTATTACAATTTTATCGTGATCAATAAATTCTTTCGCAAACTCCGCTCCACTCCAGGGAAGTTCGTCATCAAAAAGCCCTTCATAATCAAATGACGTTGGAATGTTTTGAATAGATCTTAGGGCCAGGTTAGCATAAATAAAGCGTGAATTTTTATCTTTGATTCCCCACGGTTCATTGCTTGCTTCCATCGTGTTTATTATTTGTGATGAAATATATGTTCCATTAATTTTTTTCATGATTAAGACCTATTATAGTGATGATAAGTTTATAATACTCGGCAACCCTAAGTGATCAATATTTATACCCGTTATCCTTCAAGTTGCCTCTTTGTTGGCTGCACTCGCTCACCCCGATCACATAGTTTGCTATGCTCCCGGGGATTCACTCCCTTGCCGTCGCGATGCATCTTGAAATCCATAGGGTATATAGGGTGTAAAAGAGGGTAGTTATTTTTCTTGTAGTGGTCTCCAAATGAGTGAGTTTCTAGCAAAGTGACTCTGCATCGTTTCAAAGTATGTTTTATCTTAGTAGAGGAATTCTTGTTCATATTTTAAGATTATCAAATATAATTTATATGTTTAAATGACTCTATTTTTATTCTTCGTACAAGTTAAGATTAAAGTGATACTGTTTAGTTTACTTTTTATATTTTGCATAGTAAATCCTTGGTGATTACTTAAGACATTATCTGAATGATTTAAGTAATAACTCTACTTAACATGATTTGATTCTATAGCATAGAACAACAATTTGTTTTTCAAGGGAAAATAACTATTAATTAAATTCTTTATTATTTAATAGAAAAACTTTAAATAAAAACAAATATATTTATTGGTATTATTTTACAGCAAAATTATTTAATAAGGGTGTTTTTTATGAATGTTCAATGATAGCTGGTAATACTTATTTTTTTTCGATGGTAATTATTGATGAATGGTTATATACCCTATGGATTTCAAGATGGATTGCGACGGCAAGGGAGTGAATCCCCGGGAGCATAGCAAACTATGTGACCGGGGTGAGTGAATGCAGCCAACAAAGAGGCAACTTTAAAGATGACGGGTATAATCACTTAAATTTCCCTATAATCTAACTTTTCAAATGAATTTATAGCGCTATTTTTCGATAGATTATAAATTTTAACTCCTCTTTTTATTGCTATTTCATGAGCTAGGTTGAAACAAGGAATGATGAAATCATGTAAGTTATTATTTAATTTGGTATCTAGCTGATCATTTTGGGTTTCATAAAATCTTGGTTTCGAAAAATTGTTCATGTCTAGACCTGCGAAATATATTTTTTTATAGCCCAAAAACAATGCTATTTGCAGAGCGGAATATGCAACTGTTGTTCCGTTGTAGAATCCGAGATTTAAGTTTAATGAGAATGCTACACTATTCTGTATTATTATTTCATCACTCTTTATTTCAAAAAGTTCTTTTTCCTCTTGATAAACTGGCTGGTCAATATTCTCAATAATAATGACTTTACATGTTAATTCAAGATAACCGTAATGAATTAAGATATCATTGAGACAATCCATTGTTGTGAAGAGTATCAATTCATCGTCTTTTAATATATTTAAAACGATATTCTTCCTATTTATAATGAATGTGCGGTCAATTATAACATGGTATTTGAATTTCACTTCTGGTGATAATTCATACGAGCCGTTAACACCCATAATATCAAATTTGGTATCATCAAAAAAATCTGTTTTGATGGTAGATACCGACGGTCCAGATGCAATAATGATTAAGGGTTTTTCTGATTTTTTTGGGAATTCATTGATGTTTATATTTTTCTTATTGAATGAAACGGAGTCGATTTTGCCATTAATGTTTCTTGAGATCTTTATGTGAGGCCAAAAGTTCATATTGTGTTTCATTTTTTTACTGGATACATTTCTGTATATTGATTTTGTTATATTCTGCTTACAGAGCATACCTAGTTTTAAAAGATATTTATATTTAAAAAACATATTGTAGTCCCATTGTTCATTTTAAATTGGAATATTCAATTAATTATTTTTTGCTTTTTTATCTTTATCTCATTTTGAGATTTAGGTGTATATGCAATACAATTAGCAGGGATATCTTTATTAACAAATGACATTGCGCCTATGTAGACATTATCTCCAATTGTTATATTATCACTTATAATACAAGAGTTTGCACCTATTTTTACATTATCACTTATACTTATTTTCCCTTGAGTATCTTCATTAAGAACGCCAATGGTTGTATTTTGTAAAATATGAAAGTTATCACCAATAACGCAAGTGCGGGAAATAACAATGCCAACATAATGAGATATACGTAAATTTTTTCCTATATAGGAGCCTAATCCTAAATCACATCCATATTTATTTCTTAAATTTCTATTGATACGAATTGAGATTTTCTTGGCTTTATTTGTCCTGTATAAATAATTAGCAATTCTCCACCAGAAATAGAACCTGCGGTCTGGGCATTTAAGGACTCGATGGATTGTTTTGAACCATGAAAACGATGTCCGTGAACAGATAACTTCGCTGAGTAAACATGCTTTTAAATGGCTTAGCTCTTCTTTATGTGATAACACCGTGTTCATTTTTTTATCAATACCTTGCACTGATTAGCCGTATCATTTTTCAGACATGGATTATATTAAAAATGTTGAATTTAGCCAAATAAATCGATTTGGCAAACCTAGCTATGTGAATTTTTGTTGACGAAATACAAGTGAATCCCAAGAAAAAACCACCGTCAAGTGCAAATGACGTAAATTCAGTAAACACAGGCACAATTTCAATTGTTGCCAACGCTGATATTGCGGTAGGAACAGCAACGTACTGGAAAGATCATAAGTTTGGTATTGCTCTTGCTCAAATCGTATTAATTAAAGTTGGAAATTTTTTAAATTATCAGTAATTAAAGTGTCAATAGTGATACTGAATTGGTATTAATAGATAAATTTCTGGATGTAGTTTCTAATGTTGAATTACTGATTGCTAGCAATTATATAAAAATAATTAACCTTGTAAGTAATAAAAACACTGCATTATTATTTTTCTGAACTAGACTTGATTGGCGCGAATTGCAAGAGGGATTGCTTTTACAATAATTTAATATATTGATTATAAAATAATATTATTTAATTTTAGGAGAAAGTACATGAGTTATAAGAATGATTTTAAGGCTTTTTCTATTGGTGATAATGCGAATGTGGTAAATCAAGGAAAATATGAAGAAAACCAAAGTTTGAAGAGTGGATTTACACCAGATAATGTTCCCACTCACTTGTTAAATAAGGTATTACGTCAAGCGTCAACCATATCATCTGTCGTGGCTGATTTTATCGCGACACGATCTGGCAATGATGTTCTGGATGATGGCAACATAGCCAAACTCACCGATCAATTAAATAAAGCGCTAGAGCAAAAAATTACAACAGACATTCCCAGTGCTTCATTAACACAAAAGGGCGTTGTTCAGCTTACAAATGTGATTGGCGATAGCAACACATTGGCGGTTACACAAAAGCTTGTTCAGGAAGTCATAAATTCATTACGTGAATATACCCGCGAAGAGATAGATAATCGGATTAAAACAGCCAATGAAATTCCTGTTGGTTCTCCTATTCCGTGGCCGTTACCTCATCCACCGTTTGGTTATTTCGCTTGTAATGGTTCAGCATTTAATAGATTGCAGTATCCGAAGTTGGCGGAAGCTTATCCTGACGGCAGATTGCCTGATTTAAGAGGCGAATTTATCCGCGGATGGGATGATGGTCGAGGGATAGATCCAGAACGTTCATTATTGAAGTTGCAGGAGGGGTCTTATTTACTACAGGAAGCTGGTGGAGCTGATAATGTTGTTAATTTTTCACGTAATGATCGTGTGGCATTACAGTGGGATATTCCGCAAAATAAAACCATTTCATTAAGGGCTAGGGCTGCTACAGCAGGCCCTGGGACTTGGACCACCACTGCAACTTATATAGGGGTATCAAGACCTCGCAATATCGCATTTAGCTACATAGTGAGAGCAGAGTAATGGCTGAAAATACGCTTGATAGCCAGAATATAGAAGTATTCTAGGATATGGGAATTTTGCTTGTTGATGGACAAGCATGTTGGCTGCAAAGGGTAAAATGTAACTGAAAAAATGATATTTCCCCGAACCTAAATTTTACCCTTTTTTAATGACCAACTATAATTCATTGATTTTTAATGAAATTTAATTTCTCTCATAAAAAAGGGTTTTTTTGCTTTTGATAAATATATTCTTTGATAGTCAGTGAGTTGGAGTTAATATGTAACAGTGCACTGCCGTACAGGCAGCTTAGAAAGTCTAATGGAGGTGAAGCCTTTGTTGATGTTCCGGCAAGTGTTGCAGTTAAAGTATTGTTGTTAAATACAATGCTGCAAACAAAAACAAGTAATGCAGAGCTAGCGAGAAAACTAGGAACGCGTCCGCAAGATGTTCAACGTATAGTCTCATTGCGTCACAACACGAAGATTGACACGGTAGAAAGCGCGTTAAATGTTCTTGGTAAAAGATTGAATCTCGCTATTAGTTAACAACTTATTATACACGTTCAAAGGCTGCGCATTGCGTGGCCTTTTTTATTGATAGATAAAATTTTCTTTTCCGTCGGTTCTACGAATAGAGAAAATAGTTTTCAGATGTTAAATATAAATGGTTTTGGCATGTTCTCGATTCTAAAATATTTAATTACTTATTGCCGCTAATTATATAAAAATAGTCAATCTCCTAATAAATAGGAATGCTGTATTACTCTTCTTTCTGAACTAGACTTTGATTTTAATGAATTACAGGCGGATTATTTTTACAGTAATTAAATATGTTGATTATAAAAAATATTATTTTTCTTAAGGAGTAAGGATATGAGTCAAAAAAATGATTTTAAGGCTTTTTCTATTGGTGATAATGCTAATGTAATTAGCCAAGAAAAATATGAAGAAAATCAGAATTTGCAGACTGGGTTTCCACAAGATGGTATTACTACTGATATGCTAAATAAGGCATTACGTCAGTCGTCCACGATATCTTCTGTAGTCGCTAATTTTATCGCCACACACTCTGGCAATGATGTTCTGGATGATGGGAATATAGAGAAACTCAACGCTCAATTAAATAGAGCACTGGAACAAAAAACAAAGGTTCCTGATGCCTCATTAACACAGAAAGGTATTGTTCAACTTACAAATGAGGTTGGCAATAGCAATACATTGGCTGTTACACAAAAACTTGCTCAGGAAATAATAAATTCATTACGTGAAGAAATTAATATCCCTGTGGGTTCCCCCATTCCGTGGCCGTTACCCTATCCACCTATCAACTATCTCGTTTGTAACGGTGCATTTTTCAATAAATTACAGTACCCAAAGTTAGCAGAAGCTTATCCTGACGGCAGATTGCCCGATCTAAGGGGAGAATTTATCCGTGGCTGGGACAGTGGTCGAAATGTGGATCCATCTCGTTCAATATTGTCATGGCAAGAAGGGGCTTATTTGCTACAGAATGTTGATCGGGCTAATAATTTTATGATTACCCTCTCACGTAATGAGTTTGCAAAATTGCAGTGGGATATTCCCCAAAATAAAAATACTTCGGTAAAAGCTGTATATTATAAAGCTCAGGCAGATTGGATTGCAAATTCCGCATTTATAGGGGTATCGAGGCCCCGTAATATAGCATTTAACTACATAGTGAGAGCAGCAGCATGCAGCATAATGACAGAACAAAAATACGCTTTAGAACATGAAACCGCCGTATTGGGTGAAGACGGATTAGCAATTCAAGCCGGCTGGATAAAAGTTTATCACACGGATCAAATAACAAGAGAATTTACTCACGCTGATATTGAATATGTCATGCTCGGTGTCAGTTTGTCAGCGAATTCTTATTTAGATGCACCAGACTTTCCCGATTCTGATGATGTGGCTGTTTGTCGCAGTGAAGACGGTAAGTGTTGGGAAATCGTTCCTGATTATCGGGGGAAAATAGCTTACGGCACGTTAACTCGCGCTCCGACTGAAATTACTGAAATCGGTGAATTGCCGGATACTCTCACATTCAAAAAACCCCCCACTGATTTTGACACGTGGAACGGCAAAGAATGGGTAGTTGATAAAGACCTTCTCAAATCCCATCAGATTAATGAAGCTAAGCAACAACAAGCAGCACTGTTACAACAAGCAAATGAAACACTCTCATTGCTACAAGACTCTGTTGACTTAGAAGTCGCTACAGACTCAGAGAAAGCCGCTTTGCTGGAATGGAAGAAATACAGAGTATTGCTTACGCGTGTAGATGTGAATCAAGCGCCGGATGTGGAATGGCCGGAGGTGCCGAAGTGAGGAAAATATAGCGAAAGGATATAGTGAACGAATAGTGAAATGTGATTTGTATCAACAAAAAAGCCACCTTGCGGTGGCCTTTTCTTTTCCCTAACTCACTGTTTTATAGTAAGTTTTCATTTGGTGCCCAGGGCGGGACTTGAACCCGCACAGCCTTAAGGCCGAGGGATTTTAAAAACCATCACAGCATTTTAAGAAACAATAAGTTAAGTTAAATCAGTTAGTTATATTTTATATATGTGCATTAATGTAGAGCTATATATGATGTTGTCGCCACTTGAAATCAGTCATCTTCAATCTGATCATAAGGGTTGAGAGTTAGTGCCAAATCGAGATGCTCTGGAGCAAAGTGTGCATAGCGCATTGTCATATTTATAGTGCTGTGACCCAATATTTGTTGTAGCACTAAAATATTACCGCCCCGCGTCATAAAATGTGATGCAAATGTATGACGGAGCACATGAGTTAATTGTCCATCCGGGAGGCTTATTCCCGCTCTTGATAATGCTCCTTCAAAGGCGTCGTAACAGTTCGAAAACAGAATTCCTCGGCGCTTCGGTAATCTATCGTATAAGCGTTTTGATATTGGCACTGTACGATTTTTGCTACTTTTTGTTTTTGTGAATGTTACTTTGTATTTCATTACTTGGGATTGAGTTAATTTTTGTGCCTCTCCCCATCGGACCCCGGTTGCAAGACATATACGTACAACATGACCTAGGTCTTTATTTTTGGAATCATCGCAGGCATCCAACAAGCGTTTAATCTCTTCTTGGTACAGAAATGCTAGTTCTTGGTCTCCTTCCTTGAATTGTCTGATGCCACTTAAAGGGTTGTCCCTTTCCCATTCACCCATTCTCTTTAATTCTGAGAATACGGCATGCAAATATGATTGTTCTCTATTAACTGTAGATTGCGCCGGTGATTCTCGGCCTTTTGCGTTCCATTTACCATTCAGTCTTTCTTCTCGATAAATAGCAAATGTATTTTTATCGAAATCAATAGCAAAGGGATCACCTAATCGTTTACATAAAGTATCTAATTTAGTTTTGCGTGATTTGCCATCATTAAGTGTTTGCCCGTGCATTTCATACCAACGATCAACCAAGTCGCTTATCTTTTGAGTATTCTCAGCGCTAATGTCTAAATGTTCTGTGGAAGTCATGCGACGATCAAATGAAAGTGCTTCCCCTTTTGTGGCAAACTGTTTTCTTACTCGCTTTCCATCTCGTCCGTTGGGGTAGCATTCACAAATCCATTTGCCGGATTGTAATTTTCTTACTGTCATAGAAATTTCCAAATTCACCAACAGCATTTTGCGATATGGCGATATCGGCAATGATATTGGTGAGGTAATTATTAATATTTTTAATCACTTATTGCAAAGTTCTAATGCAGTATCAATAAGCTATTCTAGCAATAGGGCTAATTTAGTTATCATCCCACTTCTTTTTTGGTCTTTGATTGCGCGAACGAATCGCTAACCGCCTGCATATTTAAGCGTGCCGCATCGTCCATTGTGCGGTAATTTTCTATTAGTTTCTCCTCATCATTAGTTATATTTGATTGTCGAACCCTTGAACCTGTGAGTACGTACATTATATCTACACCCGCGGCGGCTAATGCTGATAGATAGTTCGCATCAGGTGCTCTCTCATCACGTTCGTAATGAGCTTGAGCATTTCTAGAGTACCCAGCCAGCTCTGCGAAATCAGTTTGATTAAGCCCCATGCGGTCACGTTCTTCGCGCAATCTGCATCCGATTGTGTTCATTTTTTTGTAATTCCAATTGGCTTGACTACTTTTGTGGTCAATAATGGGTTAATGTGAAACTTAATGGATCACAATATACCATTATGATAAAGCAAGTTAAGCATAATCAACGATCAAATATCCCAAGAGGAATTGCATCACAAGGTCCCGTTCCGATGAGGCTATCGGATATGGACTCATGAGCATGTTTTTGCACTGGCGAAAAAGCACAGTATTAAACCCAACCCCCTGTATCAGCAGGGGTGCTCTCGTGTTGGGTGTATGCCGTGCATTCATGCCCGCAAATCTGAACTCGCGGAAATATTCGTTCGTTTCCCAGATGAAATTGCCCGCGTCGCTCAATGGGAGCGTATGGTCGCGGCTTGTTCCCGCTACGGTAACAGCACCTTTTTTCCTTCTCATCAGGATCCCGTGAAACGGGAACGTCGCATTGACTGTGTGACTCTTGAATCTCACGGCATAGAGACATACCGCGATTGGGCGTTGACCTCTAGGGGGGGGCGTCAGTTTGATTTATTGGCCGAAGAAAATTCATATCAGGCGTGTAGTTCTGTTTATGCTGGAGTGTGTGAGTGAATATGCAATGTGAATGGGCGTTTTCGTGGAATGCGCCCCGTCCGGCGATAGCATCACCCTTTTTTGAGGATGCTTTGTTATCAAAGGGTGAGGTGACGTCCGAACATCCACATGTAAAAAAATATCTGACCCGCTTAATAGAGCGGGATTTGCTGCATAGCCAGGTCTTAACGCCCGCACAGCAAGAGGCTCGCCGCCAATGTGCTTTACAAGAGAAACAGGCTTATGAAGAGAATCGGCGCTCGTGGCATGAAACTGCCGCAGGTGTTGAGTCTTATTTAAATGAACAACCGCATTTTATTAAATCGTATTTTCAGAAAAAAATAATTTGGCTGCGTAAAAATCGCGGTATCAAACATAGCAATGCATTTTTGCTCGGAACAGTTAAGAGTGCATTGCTGCGTTTAAATGCCGTCAGAGAAAAACAAGGCGTCAAGCCTTATTGTGAACTGGCGTCTTATTACCAGGGCGTTTACCGCCATCTTGCCGAAATGAATAAGCGCCGGATTAAATCGCTGGCGAATGAAATCGCGGCGCGTATCAATGAGATGTTTTGTATTGAAACAGAAAATGCAAACGGTGAAACCGACGATTTAACAAAAGCTGATCTCTTGCTGATATATCGCAATTTGGCCGCCGAAGTTTATTCACTGCATATTATGCCGCCCGCCTGGTCACAACTAAAACCTATTCCCGGTCAATCTGACGATGAGCTGGATTTATACCCGGCTCTACCCGCGATATCAAGAATGATTAACACAGATTGGTGGGAGCGCCAACTCTGGCGTCTGCGCTGCGACTGGCGCGAGGGGCAGCTACGCGCAGCAAATCAGGTCAATAAAAAGGCTCATCCTTACCTGAGTTACGAAGCGGTTTCGGACTGGCAGGAACAACGTCGCCGCAATGCTGAATTCTTTAAAGCGCACGATTTGGTTGATGAAGCCGGTAACGTGGTTTCATTGGAAAATATGGTTTATGCAAGCATCAGTAATCCGGTTATTCGTCGCCATGAATTAATGGCGCGAATGCAAGGCATTGAGTTTGTTGCTCAAGAACGCGGTGACGTTGGCGTTTTTTATACTATAACTTGCCCGTCCAAATATCACGCCAATAATCATAGTGGTCATGCTAACCCAAAATGGAATCATTCAACGCCCGTTCAGGCACAGCATTATTTACGTAAAGTGTGGGCCAATATCGGCTCAAAACTGGATCGAGATGGGTTGCGAATTTACGGCTTCCGGGTTGTTGAGCCGCATCATGACAGTACTCCGCACTGGCATTTATTGCTGTTCATGCGCCCGGGTGAGCGTAAAGCCGTCACTGATATTATGCGCAGTTATGCCATCAAAGAAGACAGGCAAGAATTAGGTAAGCGGACAAGCGCCCGGTTTACCGCCAAAAAACTCGATCCGAAAAAGGGCAGTGCTACGGCATATGTTGCTAAATACATTTCAAAAAATATTGACGGTTACGCGCTTGACGGCGAGCGTGATAAAGAAACCGGTAAGCCACTAAAAGAGACGGCCAAATTCGCGATGGCGTGGGCTTCTCGTTATCGTATTCGTCAGTACCAGGCAATCGGGACTCCGCCCGTCACTGTCTGGCGTGAATTGAGAAAACTCAGCAATCAATTAACATCGGTATTAAAAATTTCAGGTGAGTTTAAGCGTGGGAAAGCGCTATTAAGTGACCCGCAAATGGATGCGGTTACTGCCGCCGCCGACGTCGGGTGCTTTGCTTCATACATCATGAAACAAGGCGGTGTGCTGATCCCGCGTAAAGATTATGTTGTTCATCTTGCGTATCAGCAAAATGATGAACCCGATGCCTATGGTGAAGTGGTAGATAAGATTTTTGGTATTTGGTCGCCACATATCGGCGAAGATTCCCGCGTATGCACCCGTCTTACAAAATGGAAAATTGTCTCTAAGAAAATTAACTCCAGCTCTAACAACTCTGAATCCGTAGGTTTGTCTTTTGGGTCTTTGTCTTTTAGCGGCCCCGCCGCCCCTTGGAGTTCGAGTTCGAGTTCGAGTTCTGTCAATAACTCTCCGGTGGTTCAAAATTCAAACAACAACAGGAGAGAAATTGACAGACATTACGATGATTTGTTGGTGAATGAGTTTCATCAAAACTACCCGACAATGCATTTTGATGAAAAAGTGAAACGGATTTATGAGTCGGCAGCACTCAATAACATCGACATGGACGATTTTTTAGCTCGCTCATTACTTGATGGAGGAAATATTATCGTCAATGACGAACGTTATTGCTTATCTATGTTTGGTTATTTGCAGAAAGAAACCAAACAACATAGAAAAAGCGTAAAAGCAATCATGAACAGGTTAAATGATAAATTGGGTAACCCTATTAATCTTAACGATATTTTTCATGATCCCGGAGGGCATTACTCTGCCATGGCTGAAGAGGCCGAAAGAAAATATTTTGATGAGCTAAGGGGTTAAAAATGACTGACTATTCAACTACGCGCGCAATGAACAATGTTCTGTCAGAAATGACAAAACAAGATGAACTCTGGGGTGCTGACCGTGATCATGACCCGTTCGTGTGGGCGGCAATATTGAGTGAAGAGATTGGGGAGTTCGCGCAGGCTATTTTGCATGATGAATTCGGCGGCAGTCACGCAGGAACGGCAAGAGATGAAGCGGTACAGATTGCCGCCGTCGCGCTGCAAATTATTGAGTATTATGACCGGAAAAAACGGAAACGACCCGATTTATCATTTTCGAATAACCCGGTATGGGTTGGTTTTGATCCGGGCGAAGAGCACACATCATGAAGGTGACAAAATTTCAACAAAAAGAAGATAAATTACTGGCTATTTTAAAAGAAAATAGTGACCGTTTTTATATTGATGATAACGGTATGATCCATATCAACTGGGAGCACCCCGCAGTACGCGCGGAAGTGATGAAACATATTGAGCAGCTTGCTCATATAAAACCGGGTGATAAGCTGCCGGGATGACCTCGATTAAATTAACTTAAGCCCGTTAATAGCGGGTTATTTTTACCACTTTGGTTTATTTTACTGATAACTATATAATTTTTATGGTAAATATCGGATGAATGAATTTCTCAAAAAAATCATTGAGTATTGCGACAGGAAAAAACCAAAATATCGACAAAACGAGTCACACATGATTCAATGGGATCAGTCTTGGCATTCAGGATATTATGTATGAGTAACACTAAAATTACCTCTATGGCGGCGGCAATGGCGATTGCGATAGCCCCTGTGCCAGCTGATAGCATAGGGTGCCATGATGCAATAACCAGCACCAAAAACACCATGACATTACAACAGGTGAGTGATTCAGTCGTTTTTCTTCCCATTGAAGAGGCGACTGCTTTTATCGCGAATATCGCTAGTCGGATGCGATTCCATTTAAAAAATCTGCGATCTGAGTGGGAATCAAAGCGTATCCCCATTGACGATAAAAGCATGTCCAGTTTTGCGAAGGACAACATGCATTACCTAGCTAAACATATTGTTGTCTGTGCAAGCTTCATTCAAGCGGCAAAAGTCGCGTTAACTTCCGTTCCTGATACAGACACGGAATTACGCAGTATGATTACGCGCTTCGGGCGTGCATCTGCTGACTTACGGTATACGTTGGAAGAAATCACTGCATTTTCAAAAAGTACGCATATCCCTAATAAAGCATCAAATGCCGGTGCTGACTTAGATAAAGATGCGGTCCGGGAACTTATTCGTACCGAACATGTTGCTTTAGGCTTGGAAGCTCCAGTTTTCCATTGAAGGGGATACCGTGATCCACGTTTCTATTCACAAAGATATTGAAATCCCCGCAGTGGCAAGGCAGTATGCAAAAATTTTGCAAGATTGGAAAAATGGCGGATCGCTTCCCGCCATTTTTGGTGATGAGGGACGCTGGGAAGACCACGCGTCTCTATGTCAATCTTATGTTTTTAAAATTCATATTAGATTACCCGACGAACCTCCCTGGCCTAGTCATTTACCCGCTGCCGCCAGAAAATCTGATAGCTACCTGGTTTATTCCCGACATTGGTGTGATCCATCAAAATATCAAATCATTAGCATCATGAGTCCCAACGCTCATGAGCTAGCAAGAACCTCATTTCTTGCCGTGCTGGTTGATCGCGCGGAAGATTTTCAAAACACATGAGAATGAGTTTGCCCGCCAACTGGCGGGTTATTTTTTTGTATGAAATTCATTGCACAAATCTGCATAATTTTGCACAATAATCACCACGCCAGCGATCCCCTTCCGCGCCAGACCCGGCAAGCCTTCATCCACTACGCACAATTGCACAAAAACGCGCCCTTTTTGCGTGCGGGCGAGGCGGGGGAGCAAGCGCGAGCAAAGAGGGGTATTCGTGGGTTACTTTGGTAATCGCGAAATAGGCCGCTGACACCGCGCCAGAACCGCGCAGCGACGCGGATGTCTCAGCGTTCAAGGCGGGGGGCGGAAAAGAAAGAAAATGAACACAGCGCGATTGGGTGACGATTAAATGCGTTGTGTCCGTGGGAAAGGTTGGTTTGGTCGTTATTTGCTGCTGTTCAACGCATCAAGCAAAGCGTAGCGATTGAATTGCACAACGGCTTCACCCGCCCAATCATTGACTGACTTCAAGCTTTCAGTAATGGGGTTAAGTTCATTGATAGAAAAAACTTTCGCCGCTTTCTCAATATCCCCAAAGTTACCCCCACTCGTGGGAACAATCCCCATCAATTGCGGTGGCACGCGGTGCATAGCTAGCATGTCATCGCGGGTTGCTTCTTTAACGTTAGTAAATTCATCTTTGGCGCTGATTTGGCTGAACGGTAGGATTTGCAGCCCGTCTTTCTTTCCGTTGGCTGCATAGACAAACAGGTTCTTGAATGCGCCATCTCGCCGGGATTTTTGCAACGCAGTTTTCAAATTGTCTACGCCTCTGGGGTCGGCAAGCGCATCAGTCAGATAGACAATAACGCCTGCGTGACTGCCGTTTTCGTAATAGTTCATTCTGAATGTTGTTGCAGCCCGGTTGAGGTTGGCGGAAAGAAGACCGGCTAAATATTCAGGTAAACCGTAAATTTCTTGATGAATGTCGGGGTTCATCAGATGAAAAATACTGCCAGCGCTGAATTCAAATTCTTGTAGCCAGCTTTGTACGAACCAGTATTTGTCGATTTCTTCTCCCCGTCGAGTGTACTTTGCTGGCGTGTGCTTGAGCTTTAACAGTCCGCCAACTCGATTCATTCGCTTTTCCAGATAGGCATTACCAAATACCAAATAATCCAGTACATAGGCGGCCATGTCCTGTCGTGACAATAGCGGGTGAGGTTTAAAGCAGCTCATGATCACATTACGTTTAAAAAATAGGGGCGACTGATGATAAACCGCCGCTGAAAATGCGCGGGCCAGGCCGTAAAAATCAATGGGGGTTTCATACCAGCGGCCATTTTTGGCGCATTCCATGCAATCCAGCAGATCCCAGCCAGATGTGATTGGGGTGGGTGTATCAAAAGTAAAGGCTGCGCACTGTGCCACGTCGCCGTCATTGATTGTATTCGTTACTTCAGGCTGGTGTTTATTTTCAGCCGGTAAAAGTGTGTGCATGATTAAAACTCCATTACAAAAGACTCATTCGTGCCCGCATCGCTGGATATTGGCTCGGCATACAGGGCATTCATAACAGCCCACGCAATGTCGCCGTGATCGGCTCCGCGCGTGCGGTTGGCGTCATAAGTCACAACACTGCCCTGTGTAATTATTTTCTTAATGGACATAAACGAGGTAGCGACTTGTTTCATGCCAGCGTCATATTCAAACCTGCCGGAACGGATTAGCATTTGTGCTTTCATCACTAGCAGGCGCTTAAGCGGCGCGGAATATTTCAATAGGGTTGCGGCCGGAAACCATTTGCAGACCAGTTCATGCACGGCTTCACCCGTTCCGCCTGTGCCATCTATTGTTATCCCCTGTACATTATAGCGTTCGGTGAGTTTACGAATTTCTTCGGCTTGCTTCTCAAAAGCCATACCGCGGCATTGCAGGGCTTCGATGACCCGCCATTTGCCGCCGCTGACAGCAGGCGGTGACATTACAACCAGCCCTAAACCGTCACCGTTGCCGCCTGTACCAGTTGGATCAGCGCCGATATAGACGGGTTTGCGTCCTAGCGGCCGCAGCGCATAGGGTTTCCAGTCCGGCCAGACATTGTCGTTGTAACCGTCAACACCGCATTTAATCACTTCGTTATAGTCAAAGGCTCGTTCACCCGATTTAACAAAAATGCAGCGGTACAGGTTGTCAAAATCAGCCGGATTGTTTTCGCTCTCAATTTCTTCTAAGTCAACAAGATTTAGACCTGCCGCGATAGCGTCATGAATAGTCACGATCTGTCGCCAGATGTTATCTCCGCACAACACGCCATGCCGTAATGCGGCATGGCTGGTATCAATAACAACTTGTTTCTTGCCGCCGCGGGCTTTATTAAAAAAGTCGCCTGTCCAGAACGGGAACCCTTCGTGTTCCTCGCTGGACGGTACCGAAAAATAAGTTCGTCTTAATCCGATGTGGGTTGCCATCCCCGCCGCCACTTTGCGCAGGTTCATAAAATTGCTAACCCAAAAGAATTCATCGAAATAGAGATCGCCGGTATAGGATTGCGCGGTTGCTGCCGATGTGCCGAGAAAATGCAGCGTCGCCCCGTTGGACAAAATAATCTCGTCACCGCCTTTAAGCTCAACACCCACCTGGCGGGCGACAATCTGGATAAATTTCTTGAACTGATATGCCTGCGCACGGCTGGCAGACAGAAATATCTGGTTATTGCCGGTTTCCAACGCGGTGATCAACGCTTCACGGGCAAAATACCATGTGGCCCCAATTTGCCGCGATTTTAATATCATGCGGTTACGGCGGTCTTTCTGTTTGTACCAGCGTTTTTGATACTCAAACAGGGATTCATAAACCGACGCACGCAATGCAGCGACTTGCTCATCACTAAAATGATTTTTCGGGGTTTTTACCTTTTTCTTTTCTTCTTTTTTAGCTTCAGCGCGATCGAAACGTTCCAACTGGCGATAAAGAAAATCAAGCGTCTTAAAATCATGCGGTGCCAGGGTTTCTTTCGCTTGTAACCGTAATATTTTTACGTGAAGCTCGCCGTTGACGCGCTCGCGGGGGTTGGCTTCATCCCACTTATCGCGCCGCCGCCACGAATAAATCGTGTTCGCACTGACGCCCAGTCGTTTTGCTATTTGCGAAACGCTGTAGGCTTGCCAGTACAGGCTTTTTGCTTCGTGTCGAGGATCATGTTCTGTCGTCATCATGCCGCCACTTTCCCACGGTCACGCGCGTGCCGCTATGACTCCTGCCTGTCGCGGGGCCCCGACACGGCGAAAGCTTTGAGTCAAAAAGCCGTGACTGCGAACATAGCGCTATCAAAAGTCAGAAGTGCCTGTTGGAGAAGTGACAATGCCAAAAACCATTAAATTAACGGTCTGCACGGAGGGAATGACGCTCAATGGCTTTGCCGTCACCCGCGAGCAGATCCAGCAGATGGCCGATAGCTATAACCCTCGACTGTACGCCGCCCGCTTGAATCTGGAGCACGTCAAAAGCCTGTTCCCGGACAGTACGTTTCGTCAGTTTGCGTTAGTACAATCTGCCAGTGCCTACGAGGTTAAAGACGGCCCATTACAGGGCAAGTTGGCGCTGGAGGCCACTGTTGAACTGGATGAAGAAAAGGACGCGGAATTAATCAAGCTGAACCAGAGTGGGCAGAAGATTTTTTCCAGCATTGAGTTTTACTCCCGTTTTCCTCAGACCCAGAGCGCCTATTTGACCGGCATTGCGCTGACGGATACCCCCGCCGCTGTCGGTACGGAATTAATCAAGCTGAGTGTGCAGGAGCGCGGTCTGCCGGCCAGTGATGATCGCTATTTGTCGGCATCACTGGAAACCATGGTTGAATTGCTGGCGGGGACTGAACAGAACCCTGTCGATGATAAATCCCTCGGTGAAAAGTTTGTTTTATCCGTGAAAAAAGCGCTAGGGCTGCACCGTGATCACAACAACGCAGAATTAAACATTTTGCGGGAAATGGTGCAATTAACCGCTGAAAAATGCGGTGAAGCCCTTAATCAAGCGCAAAAGTTGTGCCAACTGGAAACCCTATGCGCCAGTCAGTCGGAAAAAATCACTGTGCTTGAAAATGAACTCTCTACGCTGAAAAGCCAACTCAGCAAGCAGGATAATTCATCAACACATCGACCACTGGCAAATGGTTCAACCCAAGTGTTAGCCGATTATTAATTGCTACAGGAATTTTATTTATGTCACTCAGTAACGAAGGACGTCAACAATATCTGTCCTACCTTGACCAGCAAGGCAAATTAAACGGCGTCAGACGCGAAGGGGATAGCATTCAATTAACGGTGACCCCCGCTGTTCAGCAGCGTCTTGAAAAAGCCAAGATGGAAGCCAGCCCATTTTTGAATGAAATCAATTCTGTCGGTGTAACCGAGCAGGAAGGGGAAAAAATCGGCGTGGGTATCAACCGCACCATTGCTAGCCGCAACACATCCACTACGGAACGCCGTGAGCCAGTCAGTGTCCATGATTTAAAGGCTAACAGATATCGTTGTGAGCAAATTAACTTTGATACCTTTGTCAGCTATACGCAAATTGATGCGTGGAATGACCACCCGGAATTTCAGCAACTGATTAGTCAGCAGATTGTTCAGCAGGAAGCCAATGACCGTCTAATGATTGGTTTTAATGGTACATCGTGCGCCCTGAAATCCGACAGAGCAAAAAACCCGCTGTTACAAGATGTCAATATCGGCTGGTTACAGCACATGCGCGACAACGCCCCGGAGCGTGTGATGAAAGGCATTACTATTACCAGTCGTGACGAAGACGGGAAAATCATCAAGAAAGGCGACTACGGCAACTATGACGCCGCTGTTTATGACGCGGTGACCTCTTTACTTGAACCTTGGCATCAGAATGCCCCCGGTTTGCTCGCAATCACCGGTTCACGCCTGACGACACAGAAAAATTTCAAGATCCTGAACCAACACAGCCAAAACAACCCGAACATTGAACTACTGGCCGGTAATGAGTTGATGAAACTTAGCACGCTGGGTGGTCTGCCGACGATGAAAGTCCCTTTCTTTCCTGACGGTACTATCTGGATCACCACATTTAAAAACCTGTCGCTCTATTGGCAAAAAGGGAAATACAACCGCTATATCAAAAACGAGCCGGAATACAACCGCATAGCAACCTATGCGCAAAGCAATGACGGTTATGTTATTGAAGACTACGGCCTGAGTTGTCTGATTGAGGGGATTTCGTTGGCAAGCGCAAAAAGCAGCGGCGAAGAATAAGTCACAGTATCTGGTGCCGTCATCATGCGGCACTGGCACGAGGGGGAATGATGCTGACACCGGCACAACAACATTGGCAACAGGTTATGGCTTCACGCCGTGGCGATGAAACTATGTCATCGGAAGCGCTGACCGCCTATGAACAGATATTACACCGCCTGCGCATTGATCAGTCACGGTTATCTGACCTGCAAGGCACAGAGCGAAAAATTGATTACAAACGCGAAGTCATTGCGCATTATGACAGTTGGGTTGACGGAGTGTTGGCAGCCGGTACCGGGCAGGCCGACGAGGTACTCATTCACGTGATGATTTGGAGTATGGACATTGGTAATTACGCGCGGGCACTGACGCTGGCCGGGTATGTCATTCGCCATAACCTGCCCTTGCCCGATCACTATCGCCGTACCGTAGGACCATTATTAGTAGATGAGATTTGCGATAAAGCCCTAACGATTTTTTCAGCGTGTAGCGAGTCCGTTGAGCCTGTCCCTCTCGCAATACTTGAGCGACTTGCTGAATTGGTTGAATCATTGGACATGCCCAATCAAGTTAGAGCCAAGCTGTTTAAAACAGTGGCGTATACCCTGCGCCTCAGTAAGCAGCGAGCAGACAAAGAACGCGCATTATTCCTCATGCAGCAAGCATTGTTATTGTTTGCCAATATCGGGGTGAAAAAAGATATCGAAACTCTGACGCGAGAATTAAAAAAGGCCGCTGATGGCCCGGCCTCACCAGATAGCGCAGTAACTGAGTCCCCAAAGACGAAGCCAGCGGCGACGGGGAAAAAAACGACCAAGGCAAAAACAACAGCGGCGAAGAATAAATCTTCACGTTAACTGAATGCACCCCGCGTGCCAGGCGGCACGGTGATCAGACCGGTTTTTAAACTCAGTCCGTTTTGCCGTTCACCGCCGTTTCTTTCAGCAGGTGGATTATGAGCTTAGTAGCAGCCAAACAACCCCGTTCTATCGATACTCATGCAGATATCAATGACGGTGGGGCAAAAGTCACTTCCGGTACATTCTGGCCGGATATCACGCTCGCTGATTTGCGTAATTCGATGCGCCTGAGCGGAGCAGTGACAACTGAACGATTGATACATATCACTGTTGAAGCGGTGTTATATGTCAATCAATTGCTCGCTGTGTGGCAACAAGAACAGGAAGAAAACGGCTTTGCTTCACTGGCTGCGGTTCCTTCTCCTGCTATCAACGACACTACGGCGTATATTTTCCGCTACCGACACGCGGTTTACAGTTTCACTAAAGCTTTGCTGATTGAAAATTATCGCGACATTGACACAACACGCGACGGAGAAAAACACGCCGAGGCGTTGAGTACGCAAATTGATGATCTGCGACGCGATGGACAAAATGCGGTTCGTGATGTGCTCGGTAAAAATCGCATGATAGCGGAGCTGGTTTGATGGAAGTGCAAGCGCTCCAGGGGGACACTGTTGATCTGATTTGCCAACGTTACTATGGCCGTACTCAAGGCGTTGTTGAGGCTGTGTTGAATGCTAATAACGATATTTGCAACACGACGCTATTACGCCCCGGCCAGCTTGTCATCTTACCCGATTTTGCGCCATCGGCGCAGGATAGCATCGTTCAATTGTGGGATTGAATACCGGGCTGTAGGGAGCCTGTGATTAAGGAAAGGATGATACATGAAAAATCAGCCTGACGTTTTTTTTCAGTTATGGGAGTGGCTGCTATCAGTTAGAGAACAAGGTATAGGTGCAGCACTGGCGGCCGCAATGGCTTATCTCAGGGGTCGCTATAACGGCGGTAAATTCTGGACGACAATGATGGACGCCATTATGTGTGCCATGATCGCCTGGTTTATCCGTGACGTGTTGGATTTCTTTGGTATGAGCACGGACTTGGCTTACATCGGCAGTGTGATTATTGGTTATCTGGGAACAGATTTTTTTGGTCAGTTACTTCGCGGAACGTTAAATAATAAAGCGGGGATAAAAGAATGAATATAAGCAGAGGTATTCGAAACAATAACCCCGGCAATATCCGTTGGGGTGATGACTGGCAAGGATTGGTCCCTCAATCACAACGTACCGACCAATCTTTCTGTCAGTTTGTCAGTCCTGAATATGGTCTTCGGGCCATGATTAAAATTATTCAGAATTACCATCGGAAATACGGAATCAATACAGTCAGCGGCATTATTTCACGATGGGCTCCCACTAATGAAAATAATACTGATGCCTATATTAACCACGTATGTAAAAACACGGGAGTGACTCGCGATCAGGTTGTTGATGTATTTAATAAAGTATTTATGACAGAGCTGATTAAGTCCATTATTACCATGGAAAATGGTAGTCAACCTTATAGCGATGAGGTCATTGATAAAGCCTTTTCCCTTTTGTAGGGCAGTATTATGAAGTTTAACGCTCATGCTTATACAGTTATTGCGCTGGCACTTGTCTGTCTTATTGCTTATCACTATCGAAGTAAATATACAGACCAGCTTAATACAAGCATTAAGCTACAGAATGCATTGCTAGCGCAACAGAATGAAATCGTTAATCAGCAGGAGAGGATAAGGTGCCTGTCTGAACTGGATAATCAGCATACAAAGGAACTAGCCAATGCCAAATCTGAAATTGATGTGCTGCGCAATGATGTTGCCGCTGGTCGTCGCCGGTTGCGTATCACGGCCACCTGTCATCAAGGCGAAACCGATTCCTCCGGCAGCGTGGGCCATGCAGACACCCCACGATTTAACCCGACAACTGAACAAGATTATTTCGATTTCCGAAGAATGATTGTTGAGAATGAGCAACAAATAAAATATTTGCAGGACTACATAAAAACCCAGTGCCAGTAGGGGGAGATATGCTGAAAACAAAACTGATGAGAGACATCATCACAAAACACAATCCCTTTTTTGTTCAAAATCCAGACCGACTGGAAGTGTATGTCACAGAAGGAAATCTGATAGCGACAGGAACGGCGTCACCGTCATTTTTGTATCAGTATAAATTACATGTGCTTGCGCTTGACTACCCGCATTCGCTCGACAGTCTCAGCGTGTCGGTTCTTGAGTGGGCGCGTCGGCATCAACCTGATTTGTTATTTAATCCTGATCAGCGTACGGATGGCATGAAGTTTGATGCCGATATCTTAAGTGACGGTACCGCAGATATTTTATTTGTATTGCGAACAACTGAACGTGTTGTTGTTCAATCAGAAAACGGGCGATTGACAGCCCAACATCTTGATGAGCCTCCTTATCCCTCTGCTAAAGATCCTTGGGGTGTATTGATTGACGGGAGCGTACAGCAATGACGGAAAATAATTCACTGTTCGTTGCGCTTGATAATGAACTGCAAAAATTAATCAGTACCACAAAACCGGCATACCGCCGCCGACTGGCTAATAAGCTGTCAAAGGCGATCCGCGCTGACCAACAGAAGCGCATTCGCAGCCAAAAAAATGTGGATGGTACCGCTTATGAGCCGCGCCGCCGTCGCGTATTACGCTCGCAGAAGGGTATTAAATTTTTGTACCAAGGAGATGTGCGCACGCTGAAAAATTGGCGCGTAACGCGCGGACGCCGGGGGCGTATGATTACTGGCTTTGACGGAGAACGTAACGCGGTACGTTCATTTTATCGCAGTAATATAGAGCGTTATCTGGAAATCAATCACAGTGAAGTGAAAAAAACGTCAAATCGCCGCGATCCGATGTTCCGGCGATTGAGAACCGCGCGTTTTCTTAAGTCCAGTGCATCATCAGCCGCCGCTGTTGTTGGTTTTCAAGGCCGGGCCGCAGCAATTGCTCGTCAGCATCAATACGGTTTGGAAGGCAGTATTAACGCGTTGGCAGAAACGAAGTATCCGCAACGTCAATTGTTAGGCATCACGCCGCATGAGCGACTGCAACTGATTGAATTAATTTATCATGACCTCGTGAGTGAACTATGACACTGCCAGAATTGCATCGGCTATTAACAAATATTATCCGCGTCGGCTTGGTCACGGATGTTGATCTCGTTGGTCATCGTTGCCGGGTAAGGACAGGTGACTTAAAAACGGATTGGATACCCTGGCTGACACTGCGAGCAGGTCATTCCCGTACCTGGTGGGCGCCCAGTGTTGGCGAACAGGTTTTATTGCTTGCCATTGGTGGAGAGTTGACTACTGCTTTTGTCTTACCGGCTGTTTATTCTGATCAGTTTCCGGCGCCGTCAGTTTCTGCCGAGGCTGTTCATATTGCTTTTCCTGATGGGGCAGTGATGGAATATGAGCCAGCGGTCAGTGCCTTAAAAGTAACGGGTATTAAAACCGCAACGGTGAATGCCTCCGGTTCTGTTCATGTCACTGCGCCAGAAATGACTTGTACCGCAAGCAGTCAAATTACGCTTGATACGCCTCACGTCATTTGTACCAATTTACTGACAACAGCCAGCTTGGTAGTGCAAAAAGGCGGAAAAATGACTGGAAATATTGAGCATAACGACGGGCAATTCAGCTCAAACGGGGTGATCGTGGATTCCCATAAACACACCGGCGTCAGATCAGGCGGTGACACATCAGGAGGCCCTGCATAATGAAATTTTTGGGTATGAATAAGCAAACGGGCCGCAACATGACTGATATTGAACACGTTCGCCAGAGCATCACCGATATTTTAATGACTCCAATCAACACACGCGTCATGCGACGCGAATACGGTTCATTGCTGCCCGCATTGATTGATCAGCCGCAGAATCCGGCATTACGTCTAAAAATTATGAGTGCTTGTTATATGGCAATCATGCGTTGGGAACCCCGCGTACGACTCACAACAATTACATTTCAGCGAGCAGAAGCGGGAGAAATGCACGTTGAAATAACTGGCGTTTATATCAACGGAAATGACTTAACAATAGCTATCCCCGTGAGGTGAAACTATGCCGACCATTGACTTAAGCCAGTTGCCGCCACCTGATGTCGTCGAGCCACTGGATTATGAAAGCCTGTTGGCTGAACGTAAAGCCAGGCTGATATCTCTTTATCCCGAAGAGCAACGAGCTGCAATCACTCGCACGCTTGAGTTGGAATCTGAACCCATTGTGAAATTATTACAAGAGAATGCTTATCGGGAGTTATTGCTGCGCCAGCGCGTGAATGAAGCGGCTCGCGCGGTGATGGTGGCCTATGCAGCGGGTAGCGATTTAGATCAGTTGGGCGCAAATAACAATATTACGCGTCTCATGCTGCAACAAGCTGATAACGACACGGTTCCGCCTATTGCGGCTATCATGGAATCCGATAACGATTTTCGCGTTCGTATCCCCCAGGCTTTCGAGGGGCTGAGCGTTGCCGGGCCGGTGGGTGCTTATGAATATCATGCCCGGAGTGCTGATGGCCGTGTTGCTGATGCATCAGCTATCAGCCCGTCACCGGCAAATGTCACTGTGACTATTATGTCGCGAGAAAATAACGGCGTAGCATCCCAAGATTTGTTGGATAAAGTGGCTATAGCTCTTAATGACGAGAATGTTAGACCGGTTGCTGACCGGCTAATAGTTCAGTCAGCAAAAGTAATTGAATATCAGATTGATGCCGTGCTTTATCTCTATCCGACACCGGAGTCCGAACCGATTCGCATTGCCGCCATGCAACAAATGAAACGCTACACAGAGACACAACATCGTTTAGGGCGTGATATTCGCTTATCTGCCATTTATGCCGCTCTACATGTGGAGGGCGTGCAACGCGTGGAATTGAAATCACCCGCTCATGATGTTGTGTTAGATAAAACCCAGGTGTCATTTTGCACCAGCGCAAAACTCAGTGTCGGGGGTTCTGATGAATGACCGCTTGTTGCCATCGGGTTCTACCGTTTTGGAAGTGGCCGCAGCTAAGGCATGTGCACAATTGCACAATGTTCCGGTACCGCTTCGCCAGCTCTGGAATCCTGATACTTGCCCGGTGGAGTTATTACCTTATCTGGCGTGGGCGTGGTCCGTTGATCGTTGGGATGAAAACTGGCCGGTAACGACTAAGCGGGATGTAATAAAAAACTCACTATTTTTGCACAAACATAAGGGCACTATTGGTGCTATCCGCCGTGTGGTAGAGCCATTGGGCTATTTCATTCAAATAAAGGAATGGTGGCAAACCAATGATGCGCCCGGCACTTTTCGACTTGAAGTCGGCGTTCGTGAGAGCGGGATTACTGCGGAAATATTTTCAGAGCTTGAACGTTTAATCTCTGATGCCAAACCTGTGAGCCGCCACCTAATCGGCTTGGCTGTCAGTTTAGATATATCGGGTGTCATTCACTGCGCGGCAACAAGCTATATCGGCGATAGTCTGACAGTTTACCCCTATTTGCCAGAAATGATTGAAACTAAAGGTACCGCTCATGCGGGATCTGCGGTTCATTTGATTGATACGATGAGGATTTTATCATGAAATACTTTGCCATTTTAACTAAGTTGGGTGCGGCAAAGCTGGCGAATGCTGCCGCATTGGGTACCAAAATTAGCATTACTCACATGGCCGTGGGCGACGGCGCCGGCAAATTACCAGAGCCTGACGCTAATCAAACACAATTAGTCAATGAAAAGCGTCGAGCCGCGATTAATACATTAAGCGTCGATCCGGTAAACACTAACCAAATTATTGCTGAACAGATTATCCCTGAAAGTGAGGGTGGTTGGTGGATGCGTGAAATTGGCTTATTTGATGGCGAGGATAGTCTGATAGCAGTAGCGAATTGCCCGGAAACCTATAAACCCCAATTACAAGAAGGGTCAGGCAGAACGCAGACGGTGAGAATGATTTTAATTGTTAACAGTACTGAGTCAGTCACGTTAAAAGTTGATCCCTCTGTTGTACTGGCAACGCGCGAGTATGTCGATAAAAACACGATTGAAGTGAAAGCTTACTGTGATAATGCATTTAAAGAGCATCTTGCAGCTAGTGATCCGCATCCACAATATTTGCTGAAAAAGAATTTACCGCCGTTGCCTGATGCTTCATTGACTCAGAAGGGGATAGTACAACTCAGTAGTGCGACAAATAGCGTAAGTGAAACCTTGTCTGCTACGCCAAAAGCCGTAAAAGCGGCTTATGATCTTGCAGCAAGTAAGCTTGCAAGCATGCCCGACGCCTCATTAACCCAAAAAGGCATCACCCAGCTCACAGACAAAACAGGCAACAGTAATACCCTTGCAGCCACTCAGAAGTTAGTTTCTGATGTAAATGATAATGCCAATAGCAAACTTGCCAAAAACCAAAACGGCGCCGACATCCCTAATAAAAGTGAGTTTGTGAAAAACCTCGGATTGGTGGAGACGGTGAATAAGGCGAATAGTGCCGTATCAGCAACAGGGGGGAACTATAAAGGAACATTCAATTTTTCAGAAATTGCAACAATTGCAAAAGAGAGAAACTCTGTTCAACTTGTATCAACAAGCGCGGGGGCGCCATCCGGGGCACTTGCTTCGTATATGAAAGCGGGCTGGTATGACAATGAAATAGCGATTGGCGCTGTGCGTGGGGGGTCAGTAGATCTAATCGGTGCCGGTATTGATATCAACTCAAAGCGAGCTCTAACAGTTTACAAAAATGGAACTATGGTACCGGCGAACTACGGCAATTTTGACGCTCGTTATGACAACATCCCTGTAGGAGTCCCGCTGCCGTATCCCCACCGCTACACCCCCCCCGGCTACTTAACATGCAACGGTCAGGCATTCGATAAATCCTTATACCCGAAGTTAGCCTTAGCCTATCCAGACGGAAAAGTGCCCGATTTAAGAGGTGAGTTTATCCGAGGGTGGGATGATAGCCGTGGTGTTGATATGGGTCGGGTGTGTGGAACATTGCAATTAGATGCGCTTCAGGGGCATACACATAAAGCATGGCCGAATGCCACAGCAGCCAGCTCAACTGATAGCCCGTCGCAACATGGAGGACCGGAATATACGGGACGTATTACAACAACACATGTCGTTAGTTCCCCTGTGTCAGACGGTAACGGAGAACCACGAGTAGCTAACGAAACCCGCCCCCGCAACATCGCATTTAACTACATAGTGAGAGCAGTATAATGACAGAACAAAAATACTCTTTAGAGCATGAAACAGCCGTATTGGGTAAAGACGGATTAGCAATTCAGGCAGGCTGGATAAAGGTTTATCACTCGAATCAGATAACGAGAGAATTCACAGTTTCAGACATTGAATATGTCATGTTGGGTGTCAGTCTATCAGCCGGTGCTTATCCCGATGCGCCAGAACTTCCCGATTCTCACGATGTGGCCGTTTGTCGCAGCGAAGACGGAAAGTGTTGGCAAATCCTTCCCGATTACCGTGGCAAAACAGCTTACGACACGTTAACTCGCGCTCCGACTGAGATAACAGAAATCGGTGAATTGCCGGATACGCTAACCTTCAAGAAGCCTCCCACAGATTTCGATACGTGGAACGGCAAAGAATGGGTAGTTGATAAAGACCTTCTCAAATCCCATCAGATTAATGAAGCTAAGCAACAACAAGCAGCACTGTTACAACAAGCAAATGAAACACTCTCATTGCTACAAGACTCTGTTGACTTAGAAGTTGCTACTGACTCAGAGAAAGCCGCTCTACTCGAATGGAAGAAGTACAGAGTATTGCTTACGCGTGTAGATGTTAATCAAGCGCCTGACGTTGAGTGGCCGCCTGTACCTAAATAAGAACAGGGCCGTTTGGCCCTTGTCTACTGTACCCAGATTTGGAAATTAGAGATGTCAATACGTCGTTTTTTTATTGCTGTAAGTAGTATCATGGATATCATGCCAGCAACCAATTATAGAAAGCTTATATCGTCGAAAAGTGATAATGAGAAAATCCGCAATGATATTGCTGCGATATCTCAAGATACAGTTAACGCTTTAAATAAAAACAGAGTGGGCAAACGTACTACATTACTTAACAATATTAAGTAGATCATCAGCAGTGATATTGCTTAAGCCTTCTCTAATATCTTCACTGACTTTTTTCAGTGATAAAGTAAATTCAATTTTTCGTGCTTTTCCATCAGAAAAAAATTCGGTCCGGGTTTCATTCAGGCTTTCAATCACGAACATACCGTAAATCATGCCGGTGCCCTCAATTAACGGCCAAGCCCTGCCCGCATATGCAAGTGTGCGCAGGGCTTCAAGAGAAATATCACCCCCCGTCACTTCTGGATAGAGCACTCCATCAAGCGTAATGCTATCTTCACCCGCCCCGATATACTGCCATTTTGCCGATTTCCCCACGCGGTCATTTTTCACATGCCGCCAAGCCATTTCACGACTTAACGTTTGGTAGGGCGCGGTATTCAACATAAAAACAAACATACCATAGATCATCATCATAAAATCAATCTCCATCAGTTAAACGAGAACGGCGACGCGTATTATTTTCTCGCATCAGTTCACGTATTTTTTCTTTCACTAAGTCACCCAGGGCTTTGCTGTCACGCATATCAACGCCGTAAAAATTCAGCTCGAAAGTGTAGTTGTCACTCGCTCTTTGCCGCTCATTTCTATTTCCGTTCAGATCAATCGGTACCGGAATGCCAGCGAACGCCGGTTGTGGTTCTGGCAGCACCGCATTTGCAAGCCCCATCGCAGAATCTTTTAGTCGAGATAACAATGAGGCACGCGGTACATTCAATTGGGGCTCACGATACGCGCCATCTATTGCAGTCACGGCGGGATAATTCTTAAAGACAATTTCACCCAGTTTATTCGCGTCAGCGAGTGATGCAGTATTTTGTAATGATGTATTTGTGGTTCCCCCGCCTGTCTGATTCTTATTGTTCTTTTTATCTCCTTTAGGGGTGTAAACCTCGGTACCGAATGCCGGTATATTGGTTTTTTTATCATTACCAGCTACTTCATCAGCTTTTTTGCCTGCTTGTTTGATTGGTTCTTCGGCGCCGGGTTTCCATTCTTCCTTGACCATTTTTTTTAATTTATCATCCCATCGCCACGCAACCCCATCACCGACTTCGGCAGGTTTGATAGGCTCACCAGCCTTATTCATGACCTGAGCAGCTTCAGCGGCGGCTTTTGTGGCATCGGGAATCGCGCCAAGTTTTTCAAGCAGCCAGCTAACGCCCTCGGCTACTTTCAAAATGACGGATACTACAGCACCGATTGCTTTTCCGACAATTTCCCCAAATGTTTTTCCGGCTTCTGTACACGCTTTCAAATCTTCTGATGTGGTATTGACGGGTTCAAATAGTTTTGTGAACCAGTCCCACACTTTTTTAACTGCATTCGCAATACCATCAAAAATAGGCGCAAATGGCGCAAACGCAGCGTTAAATGCCTGTTTAATCGGCGCCAGCCCTTCAATCAAGCCGGAAAAAAAACCACTAAAAAACGCTTTAATGGGTTCCCAGTATTTCCAAATCAATATCGCGGCACCGACAATAGCAACAATAAGTAGACCAAGCGGACTCAGTAACAGCGAAAACCCGCTCATCAATGCTCTAAGCGCGATTGTTCCGCCACTCCGCAATGCACCAAACCCCGAAGAAACTAAGCTCTTTAACCCGTTGAACAGCATAGACATAGTCGCCATTGGCTGTGTAAAAGCCATCGCGATCCCGCGTCCCGCTGCCGATGCTCCACTCCCTAACGCTTTAAATCCATTGGCTCCGCTTGTTACAAGCTGGCCGCCAAAACGGCGCAATGCCGCGCTGCTATTTTGGAAAATCGGCCCCCATCCCTTAATACTTCTGCTAACGCCACCTAGTGAAGGCAGCAACCCTTTTAAGCCCCCCGTTAATCTACCAACGGACGGAATTAATTTGCCGATCCCGCCGCCGCCCGTCAGCATAAATATACTGAGTTTCATCGCAGCAAGAGGCACAATGACCGCAGCAGCAGCCAGCGCCAGTGCACCCAGTGCGCCGACTAGCGTCACGATAACCAGCGTGCCAACCATGATTGCATAGGTTAATTTGGGATTGGCTTTCATCCAGTCGCCGACGCGAGCAATAATCTTTGTTAGCCCTTGTGTCAGTTTTCGGAACGGAGAGTCAACACTCTCCTCCATTTGTATCCCCAAATCTTCCCACGCTGATTTGAGTTGTTTAAGGTCGCCTTTCAGGTTATCGATTTTGACTTTTGCAACTTTTTCGGCTTCACCTTTTGAATTTTCATTAGCCTTTTTCTGTTCGTCATATTTACCGTTTGCGGCACCTTCTAGCACGGCCCCCATTCCGACCATCGCTTCTTCACCGAAGATGTCTTTTTTGATGCGTATTTGGCTGGGTTGATCATATTTGCGGAGTTTTTGATCCAGTTCTTTTAGAATATCGCCCATATCCCGCAATTTACCGTTGGCCCCGCTGACTTTAATACCCAGAGCCTTCATGGCATCCGCGCCCGCGCCGACAGGCGCGACAAGGCGGGATAACCCCCCCCTCAAAGCCGTACCCGCCATGCTGCCGCGCATGCCATTCGCGGCCATCATTGCGGCCATTGATGCCATGCTTTCTAAGCTAATGCCCAGGTTGGCAGCAATTGGCCCGGCATAAGTCATGGTTTCGCCAAGTTGCCGTAAATCAGTATTGCTTCGAGTAAATGTCGCAGTCAGAACGTCAGACACCCGGTCCATCTGATCAGCATTGAGTTTGAACTGGGTCAGCACGTTTGAGCCAATGTCAGCAGCTTCCCCCAGGTCCACGTCATCAGCTAATGCCATATTAAGCACGCCGGGTAACGCCGCTTTGATAGATTCAGGGGTAAGGTTCGCCATAGCCAAAAATTTCTGACCTGCCGCCGCATCAGTCGCGGTAAATGCCGTACTGGCCCCTAATGCTCTGGCTTGTTCTCTGAGTATCTTAAGGCGAGGATCATTTTTATCGAGACGGGTTAGTGCCTGAACGCCAGACATGCCCTCATCGAAATCTAGACCGGGTGCCATGATGCGAGATGAAGCATACAGAAAGCCCGCGCTACCCGCCGTCGCAGCAGCCCCTGCGGTGGCAAGCTTCCCGCGCATTTCCTTGGCTTTGCTATAGCTATTCTGGGCACGCGTGACCGCATTTAATCGCCGTTGCTGCTCGGCTAATTGCTGATTGTAAATTTCAGTGCGACGGGTTATTTGAGCAGTGGCATTATCGCTTTGACGAACAGAAACGCCGTGTCGGTACATCTGAGCGCCAACCGCTTGTAATTTCTGTTTTTCTTTATCCAGTGTGCGGCCATAGCGATCCCGTTCCTGTCTGGCTGCAAGCAGGATTTTGCGCTGTTCTTCGGTTTGTTCCCTGAACCGCGGAAATTGCGCCGCTAACTCTTTGGCTTTAGCTTTGGCTTTGTCGTAAGTCTCCGCGTTTTTTTTAATAGAATCGCTTAAGCGGTCAAACGTTTTTGTCTGACTTGCCAGGCTCTTAATGTCGCTTGACGTTGATTTGATTTGAGAAGCCAGCCCCGCCGCTGCACGACTGGCAGCACTAACGGGACCGGATAACTTATTAGCGGCGCTCAGTGATACACGGATGTTAAGATTACGATCTGTCATGAATCACTTCCATTGCGTGCGGCTGCGCGTTCATGCCATTTTAATAATTCGAGCACGGTCATTGCGTCATACTCAGACGGGGCCCAGTGAAAAACCGTCGCGATATCCGCGATAATTTCGTCTGTTTCCACAAACGGGCACGGAATTATTTTTCGTCCTGTGTTTTGATCGTATCGGCTTCCGAGCTCGGTGCTAAAAAATCAGCAACACCGCTTGCCAGTGCTGTGAAATCCTGAATCCCCATGCTGTTAATCTCTGCTTCTGTCAAACGCGGCTGTGTCACACGCGGCAATAGCGTGATGAGAGAGTTCACATCACTTGTCATGACGTCATACAGTTTTAACCCACGTAAGGCGCCCACTTGCTTCATCGTGTCAGTGATCGTGACCTGTGTAATGGTTTCCCCGTTGTGGCGCTCTAAAGGTTCTGAGAGGGTAATTGTTTTTGACATGGTTAAATCTCCTGCAATTGGCCAATTGGCGTAATTACGGCCATTAAATTAAGTAGATAATTAGATTAGTGGCCGATATTGGCCCGGTGCTGCTCAAGTAAATCTTTGCCGTCGACTTTCCAGACCAAATTCAACATATCGACTTCGAACACTTCACTATTATCAATCGTGACTTTGCAATACGTGTTTTTCAGCGTGTATTTATGTTGAGTGTTGTCACCCGCTTTTGCCGAACCCCAGTCAAGTTCCGTGAAACGTCCTCGCGTCTGAATTTCACACGCGATAGTCTGCCCGGTTGCATCGTCATAGTAAGAACCAGCAAAGCGCAATTGCAGACTGTCAAGCGTACCGCCCCATGTTTTCAGCAATGAAGCTTCAATACCGCCCATTGTGACATCCATATCCAACGCGCCCCCGTCCATTCCGACGAGTACCGCGACTGATCCCGGCATGCCGGCGCCCTGATAATCTTCGGTTTTCAATGACAGCTTAGGCGTAGTGACTTCTTCAACCTGGCCTAAATATGTTTGACCGTTGATATACGTATCAAACATGAACAACTTTTTTGGCATACCCATTGTGTGTTTCCTCTAGCCTAACTGATTAAAAACGGCGAAATATTCATCAGTGAACGTCTGAGTGAGTTGTAGATTTTCCAGCGGCGGTACCGGCGTATATTTGTAGCGAATATGCGCTTTACCATCCCGCAAGTTTTCTTTCGGATTGTCTGCCGGGTCATACCAACATTCGAAGCCCAACAATTTCCCTTCTGTGACCAGTTGTACTCCTTTTCTATTAATGCCATCGATCACATCTTTGATGAGAGAAGGGGTTAGCGTTTTATCAATATAAGAGAAATGCGCTTCGGCAATCATATCTGCCAAGATCTGAGCGGTACGGGTATAGACTTCAAAGAAGTAAGTTTCACTGTCGCAAGTACGATTGCCCCAGAAACGGAAACCATCTCTTTTAATCAGTGTAGTTACGCCTTTGCTGTTGAGATCGTTAGCGTCAGTGTCGGTACTTTGCAGCGTCCACCAAATATCAGCAGAAATGCCAAGCACGCCGTTAACGGGAACGTTAGATAACGACTTATGCCAGCCTTGATCAGCGTCAATACGAGCACGTAGCCCCAGGGCGAACGCCGTAGCGGGAATCGTTTCATTTTTCCCTGACTGACTGTTGTAAGTAATGAAATCGGGGTAAATCACCATCAGCTCACGCTGATTGAAGTTTTCACGATATTTCTTCACATCAGCCAGCGTTTTATTGCCATTCGCGCCGATGTAAGCGAATGCACGCAGCTTCTCCGCAAATATCGCTATCTGAGCCGCGACGGCCTGCGTATCAAGTCCGGGGGCCGCTAGAATCCGTGGATGTTCTCCAACATTGGATTCAGCTGTTAATAGGGCGTATAAGCCGGTATAGCGCCCATCGGTACCAACACCGCCGATAACAAGCTGATCTTGTGTTTTTGTATCTTCACCCGACTTTTGTTTCGCTGCGTCAGCAACACGGATAACAATCACTTTTGGGCTGCACTGATCAGAAATGGCTTTCAGTGTTGTGTATAGCGTCCCTGTTTTCCCGGCTTTACCAATCACACTGTTAATACGCGTTACCAGCGTTGGCATGTCCAGCGGAAACAGTTCTGGATCAGCATCATCAGCGGTACAAACAACGCCAATAATTGACGTATCAATGTCCCGGATTAGCGTACTGAGTTTTGTTGTCTCCGTAACAGAGACCCCATGATGAAAAGCGGCCATGATTTTTACTCTCATGATTGAACATGTTGCTATAGTGATAGCTCAGCAACAAGAAATCATGTTGTGCCGCGTGTCGTGGTACCGCGACAACACTCGCTAATTGTCTACACGCGCACGCGCGGCAATGATGGACTGAAATAAATCGGTACTGGGTGGGTGATGAGTTTTCTTGATAATTTAATGGCGAGTGAATACGTCAAGCAGCCTGCTTTTGATCTAATGATTGGCGGTCAGCAAATCACAACACTGAATGACCGGCTGATTTCACTATCACTAACGGATAATCGGGGGTTTGAAGCAGATACGCTTGAGTTGGTCATTGACGACTCAGACGGTAAAGTTGCATTACCGCCACGCGGCGTCGAGATTTCTGTTGCAATTGGCTGGCAGGGAGAACCCCTTATTCACAAAGGTTTTTTTACAGTTGATGAAATTAGTCACAGCGGTCCCCCGGACCAATTAACTGTGACCGCCAGGTCTGCAGACTTTAGACAAGAATTCAATGTCAAACGAGAGTACAGCTGGCACGATATCACGGTTGCAAAAGTCGTCAGTGCGATTGCTGGCAGATACAATTTAAAGCCCGGCGTCAGTCGTCAATTGATGAATATTGAGATTGACCACGCCGACCAAACCAATGAGTCTGACATTAGTTTTTTGGGCCGGATGGCTGAAATGCTCGGCGCAATTGCGACAATCAAAAACGGTATGTTGCTGTTCATTGTACCCGGCCAGGGCGTTTCACGCAGCGGTAAGCCCTTGCCGGTTGTTACTCTCAAACGTGAATCTGGGGATAAGCATAATTTTAGCCTGGCTGATAGAGATGCTTACACCGGCGTTAAGGCTTATTGGTTGGATTTAAACTTTGGTAAAAAACCCGCAACAACAATGAAGCGTAAAAGTCAGCCTGACCAATCCACAAAAACAAAAACCAAGGCAACAGCATCAAATAAATCAAGCAAAAAAGAGGGCGATTATTTAGAAGGTGCAGAGGGAAATGTGTATGTGATGCGTCAGACATTCAAGACAGAACGTATAGCCCGCCGTGCTGCCGCGGCGAAATGGGCCACTTTGCAACGAGGAGCCGCCGAATTTAGTATCACACTGGCAAGGGGCCGCCCAGATCTCTATCCGGATCTCTATGCGCAAGTGATTGGTTTTAAGACAGTGATTGACTCCTCTGAGTGGGTAATAACAAGAGTGGGGCACAACATCGGTGACAGTGGTTATACAACTTCACTGGAACTTGAATTAAAAATTAAGAATACAGAAATGAGCGTGGCTGACGAAAATAGCAAAAATAGTCACAAGTCGTGATATGCTTATATTAAGCAAACCCCTTTTAGATTAGAGGGCTAATATCATGGCGTTTATATGTCCCCGCTGCAATGCTGTAGCAAAGACCCGCACAAGTGAAATGATGAGTGAAGAAACTCGTCGCAGCTATCATCAATGCCAAAATCTGCTATGCGGCTGTACATTTACAACCATTACAACCGTTGAACGCTATCTCTGTACACCCAATCAACATGAATTACCGCCAGAATTCAAATTACCAAAAATGGCATTCCCGGCAAGTCACTACGGTGATGAGCAAATAGGTTTTGGTTTTTAGCTCTACTGTAAGCAAGAAAATAAACCCCGAAAATCGGGGTTTTGGCGGCTATCACTTAGATATTATATTTATTATTTGGCCTGTCTTAATATCTACATTTGCTGAGATGGTTTGTTTTACGATCCCACCATAGGCATTACTACCTTTAAAAGTCGTTTCTATTACTGCATGAGGATTTTTATCTAATATCAAGCGATAGGTTGTTTCTACGTGCTTATATGTGGATTCATCATGCATATTTTCTTTAATAATTTTTTCGAGTGGGCGATATGAGCCATCCCATCCGCTAAATTTAGACATAAATTCATCAAAGTTAATGCGATTTGTAAGTGATTTGGGATCTTGAGTATAGTCGGCATAACACCATCCAAGTACATCTCCCAGTTTAAGATCACCTGATTTCGTATACGATATCTGGCTTAAGCAACTGTAGAAATCATCTGTTTCGGTTTCAGGGATATCTTTGTATGACACATAGTTTTCAACAATTTCTTTTCTTTCGTATTGAGGTTCGTTTCTATACTCTTTGAGTGTTTTTGAGGCATATTTGAATTTTTTGTCACTATGTTTTTCTTTTCTTTCTTCCTGGGGTTCCTGATTGGTTTTTTCTGTTGACTTTAATGTGGTTGAATTATGAGTTGGGTAGAGTTGAGAACCTATAGTGATTGATGCAAAAAACGCGAGTAAGTAGATAAATGAAGATTTTTTTCTATTCGGCATTAAAACTAGACTTGGCTTTATAAGTCCAACAACAAAGGCAATGAATGTAATCACCGCTACGGTTGCAAATATGTTTTCCAT